TTATTGAAGAAGGGAAACCACGACTTAGTTCGTGAGAACAATAACCCAAAACTAAAAAATATAAAATATGGTTCCACAAGAAGAAATTGAACGCTTCCTATTAGGCGAAGACGAAGAAAAATATATCGTATCACTCGAATACGATTACAAATCATCTAAAATTTATAAGGTAATACAAGACCCTGTTAAGGGTAAATTATTACGCCCCGACACATTTATTCCATTTGCTTGGGTTGGTGACTTGAAAGGAAAAAACTTTTACAAGAACGATAAACACGCACAAAAACGTGCGATGAGTGAAAATGGTATCATCATAGAAAAACTTGAAACTCACGGTGATGAACGTTTAGAAAACGGATTAAAGTATTTGGTTAAAACAACCAAGTCATATTCTAACCTTGTAAACTTCTTTAAAGGTGGTGGATTAGACCCATGGGGTAGAGATAACACAGATTCAATTCAAATATTATCACCCGTAGAACAATACTTAATTCAAAAAAGTAAAAGACTATTCAAAGGTTTTGATGAATACGATGAAATCCACAGGTTTGTATTCGATATCGAGACCACAGGTCTTGACCCCAAAACAAGTAAAATATTCTTGATAGGGATGAAAGACAATCGTGGTTTTCTAAAATTATTATCAGCACAAAATGAAGATGAAGAACGACAAATGATTGTCGACTTCTTTAAGACTATTGATGAGTTGAAACCATCTTTGATTGGTGGTTACAACTCAGCTTTCTTTGACTTTCCATTTATTTTGAAAAGAGCTGAAATATTAAAAGTTAATATAAAAAAAATCTGTAAGACCTTGCATCCTGATTATACACTGAAACAAAAAGATGGTATCTTAAAGTTGGCAAACGAAATGGAACCATACGTTCAGACACAGATGTGGGGGTATAACATTGTGGATATTGCACACGCTGTTCGTAGAGCGCAAGCAATCAACTCAGACATTAAGAGTTGGTCTTTGAAGTATATCACCAAATTTATTGAAGCAGAAAAACCAAATCGTGTTTATGTTGAAGGAGATAAGATTGGTAAAATTTATTTTGATAACCTTGAATATTGGATGAACAAAGAAAACGGAGCATATAAAAAAGTTGGATTTGATTCAAAAATAGATGAGGTATGTAAAAGAAGAGATGATGTTTATAAATTAGTTACAGGTTCAAAAATTATTGAAGACTACTTGGACGATGACCTTTATGAAACGATGGTTGTCGATGAGCAGTTTAACCAAGCGAACTTCTTGTTGTCGAAACTTGTACCAACAACCTATGAACGACTTTCAACAATGGGAACCGCAACGTTATGGAAAATGATTATGTCCGCGTGGTCATATAAACATAACTTAGCTTTACCAAGAAAATTAGAGAAAAGAAAGTTTACAGGAGGTCTTTCTCGTTTGGTTCAGGTTGGGTTCTCTAAAAACGTATTAAAACTTGACTACTCATCACTATACCCATCTATTCAGTTGGTTCACGATGTGTTCCCCGCTTGTGATGTAACGGGAGCGATGAAGAGCATGTTAAAGTATTTCCGTGATACTCGTATTAAATACAAGAACTTAGCGAGTGAATATAAGTCTATTGACCCGAAACTTGCAATTTCTTATGACCGAAAGCAATTACCAATTAAAATTTTTATCAACGCATTCTTTGGTTCATTATCAGCACCACAAGTATTTCCGTGGGGTGATATTGATATGGGTGAACAGATTACTTGTACTGGTAGACAATACCTTCGTCAAATGATTATGTTTTTTATGAAAAGAGGTTACGTTCCACTTGTAATGGACACGGACGGTGTGAACTTTGAAACGCCACAAGATAGGGAGACATATAAGTATATTGGTAAAGGTTTGAACGGTCTTGTTAAAGAGGGTAAAGAATATGTTGGGGCTGAAGCGGATGTTGCAGAATACAACGACTTATTCTTACGAGGTGAGATGGGATTAGACATTGATGGTGTTTGGCCTTCAACAATAAACGTGGCTCGTAAAAACTACGCACTTCTCACAGACAAGGGTAAAGTAAAACTAACGGGTAATACAATTAAATCTAAAAAACTTCAAACGTATGTTGCCGAGTTTTTGGACACAGGTCTTCGAATGTTATTAGATGGTAAGGGTGGAGAATTTTTGGACTTCTACTACGAATATGTAGACAAACTTTATAACAGACAAATTCCTTTGGCTAAAATCGCAAACAAAGCTCGGACGTTCAAAAGAAAAAAGATGAATTAGTTTTAAATTGTTATTTGATTGATGAACGTGATATAGAAATGAATCCAGATTTATTGGGTGAGTATAATGTTCCAAGATATTTGGCGGCATTTAACAAAAGAATTGAACCATTACTTGTTGTTTATAAACCTGAAATTAGAGAAGACATTTTAATTGAAAACCCAAAAGATAGACCTATATTCACTAAAACCCAAACCGAATTAGTTCGTGGTTATCCTATGAAAGAAGCTCACCAAGATACATTAGAAGAAGTATTAACATTATCAGATACCGAACTAACGTTTTGGAAAAATGTAGGTATTGACCCTTATTATATGTATTTGGATGGAACTGTAGATTTAGTCGACACTGAGTGGGTTGAAAATAACAGAGTTCTAATGGAACAATATGTTCAACAACAAAAGAAAGTGGATGCTGACGAGTATTACGAATTTGATGTTGATGGTGATTTGATGGCTCTTAGTTTCGACTAAGAGTTCTTCAATCCATCAGAAGATAAAATATACCAATAATCTCCTATTTTTCTATATTCAACACAAGCTCCTTTATCTAATTCTATAATATCAAACTCCTCATCTATTGGTGAGTCTGCGGTCACATTTACTTTTGTTAATGCTTTAATTACAACGTGGTCTGTTGTTTTTGAATCTAAAAATAAATCGCAGACATCAATATCTTTTATTACTATTGCTGATTCACCATTTGTTGAATAATATTTGTTTGTTACGACAGCAACATCAGAAGTTACGATTTCGTGACCATTTATAATTCTTTTAGATGGTATTGACCTAAATACTGACATAAATATTAAATTACGGTATATGGACTTTGGAATGCCCTGAACTTTAATAATTTGTTCAAGTTCTCTGCTTGTAAAGCCTTTTGTTCCATCATTTTTTCAGGACGTAATCTTTCTAAACGAGTTTTTAATTCTTCCCATAGCATTGTTTTCTCATCTTTCGCTTCCGTTGCTAATGATGAATAGTCCATAGTTAATTCGGAATCAGGAGTTTTAAGATTACCACTAAACTTACCTCTCACTCTTGCTAATGTTTCTTTACAGTACGCGGTAAACCATCTTCTTACCCAAATTTGTGCGGGTGAATTTAACTTATCCCATCTTAATCTTTCTAAAGGAATGTCTGAAGGTAGTCTGACTACATCAGGATTATTTGCTAAACAATCTTCTCTGTCAAAAGTATCATAGTACCAATACCATACCCTGTAGTCATTATGTTTCATGTTACCAAAATCAAACTTACCACCCGGTACATTATAAAGATGAATTGCTTTTTTACCTTCCGGAAGTGCTGTTACTCGGTAAGTTAATTCTCCAGTAATAATTCTTCTTTTGATATTGATATCAGACATTCTTAAAAGAATATCGAATGCTGGTGTAATAAAATAATTACCTGTTGTACCTAATTGTGAAAATCCGGCACCACCACCTAAACCAATACCACCAAATCCTCCAAAACCACCCATGAATGGGTCGAAGTATGCTGCGTCCAATTCTGAACGTGAAAACCAAAGAAGTTCATTAAGTTCCCTACCTGCCGGTATTTCATAAATTTGTTGATTTGGTACTAAATCAATGTAATCTTTCTTCAAGACCCAATCGCCACCGGCTTGTAAACCAACAATTTTAGAGTAAGCATAAGTGTATTGAGTTTCCCAATCCATACTCTGGTTCGTTGATAATAACTGTAGTTGACATAGATTTTTTTATATAAATATCCTACCAAAATAAATCTAAACAGACTTCTTTTTAATTTGTGTTGTATATTGGTCGTTTACAAACCCCCAATTCACAACTTTCCAAAAGTTTTTAATGTATTCGTCTCGTTTATTTTTATATTTTAAGTAGTACGCGTGTTCCCATAAATCTAAACCAAGTAATGGGTAACCATTTTCTTTTTCGGTATTCATTAAAGGATTATCTTGATTAGAAGTTGTAACAATTTTTAATCTATTATTTTTTGTTAAAATTAACCAAGCCCACCCTGAACCAAATTTAGTTTTAGCTTCTTCACTAAATTGCTCCTTGAATTTTTCAAACGAACCAAAATCTTTTTTTATTTTAGAAAGTATTGGGTCCGATACTTCTTGTTTTTTTGGCGATAACATCTTCCAAAACAAAGCGTGATTAAAAGCACCACCACCATTGTTTTTAACAACATTATTAAATTTTGAAATCTTTTCTACGATTTCTTCTAAATCTAAATCCTTACCTTTAATTTTTTCTAATTCAACATTTAGTTTTTCAACATAACCCTTGTAATGTTTGTTGTAGTGGGTATTCATTGTTTCACCATCAATAAATTTTTCTAAAGAGTTATAGTCATATGGAAGTTTATCAACACTTACTTTTTTAATTTCGGTAATTAATAATTCTTTTTTTGAAGATTCAATTTCTAATAATGTTTCAATTTTTTCAATTTGCTCTGAAAAAGATTTATAGATAATTTTTTCCATATCCTTATTATTTTTTTCAAACTTTTTAATTTCTTGAGACGCCTGTGAACTTGCTTCATCTTCGTTTTTTCCACCAATATCTTTTCCTTTTTTTCTTTTCAAAACGGTTCGTTGGTATTCATGTGACCATTCATGAGCCAATGTTCTTAACACATCACGATTCAATCTATCTTTTACTAAAATTTTAAGTTTGTTTTTATCGGTTCTCGAACCTGTAGTCATTTCGCCGGTTCTTTTATTTTGGAATACAATATCCAAATTATCCTCTAATGGGTAATTTTTTTTAAGTTGTGAAATAAAATCATTGATTAAAACTTTATCCTCTTTACTTGGCTCAATTCCAATATATTCAACATTTACGTCCATGATATATAAATATCATCGGTTTTTAGAAATCATATTTAACATTTCTTCAATTATCGACGCTTCGTCAAATGTATCATCACCCATTACCGTTGATATGATTTTTTTCTTTCTATTTAAGATGTCGTAAATTGCGCCTTCAATACTATTTTCAAATAGGGGGTAATATACTGATGTTGAATTTTTTTGTCCAATACGGTGAGACCTGTCTTCTGCTTGTGAATGTTCTGCAGGTACAAAAGATAAATCATTCATGATTACGGCTTCTGCTGAGGTTAAAGTAATACCAACACCAGCAGCTTTCAAGTTTCCGACAAATACTTTGATTTTATCATTTGTTTGAAACTCATCAACGGCATTTTGTCTGTGGAACTTAGAACAACTACCATCCAAATAAACAGCTGACTTACCAAAGTGGTTATAGATTTGATTTAGTGTGTCGGTAAAGTTTGTAAATATAATAACCTTTTTACCTTGTTCTATAATGTTTTCAGCTAACTCAATTGTGTTATTAATTTTTTCTTGTGCAATAACTTTTCTAACTTTCATCAATTTTGAAAACTGAATTGTAAGTGATGAAGACTCTTCAGGATTTTGGTCGTACCAATTGAAATACTCACCCATTAACTCTTCGTAATCTTTTGATTTGAGTCTCAAATATACAGGAGTGATAATTTTTTCAGGTAAATCTAAAACGTCTTCTTTTAACCTTCTTAAGATGTGTGTTGAGGTTCTTTCTCTTAATTCTTCTAGATTAGATGCTCCCGTAACATTCCATACTTTTCTTTTTCCAACACTAAATTGGAATCCGTTACAATATCTTTTAGCATAAGCCATCCAATTCATTGCTACAGGACTATCAACAAGGTTTAATAAATTATAATAATTCATAGGTCGCGATGTCATAGGTGTTCCTGATAACAACCAAACTCTATTTGATTTACTTGCAATGTCGTTGGCAATTTTTGTTCTTTGTGCTTGTGGATTAGAAATCATGTGAGCTTCATCCATAATAACTAAATCAAAATTAATCTTCATTATTTCTGATTTTTCCTTTTCTTTAGTGTTAAGATATCATAGTTCACAATAACAAAATCATGTTCATCTGAAAATTTCTTACCTTCTGCAATATATACGGTTCTATCTGAATAATTTGCAATCTCCCTCTGCCAATTTATTTTTAAAGACGCAGGACACACGATTAAAACTTTTTTAGCACCTGTTTCTAAAGCAGCAATGATTGTAGATGTTGTTTTACCAAGTCCCATATCATCTGCCAAGATAAACTTTTTGTTTCTTACAAGTTTTTCGATTGCTTCTTTTTGATGTTCCATAGGTGGTCTATGGGTATATTTGTCGTAATCAATTGAAATGTTTTTTACTTCATTGTCTTTTAGTAATGCCGATTTTGGCATCCAAAAGTCATGTAAAGTCTCACCTGAAAAGATTTTACCCCAAATATGATAAGCCTTATCCTTTTCAACCAACAACTTTTCAACATAAATTTCTGAAGGTTCTTTGGTATACATTTTATCTTCCATCAGTTTTTTACCAAAATATGAATCTAATTTGACCCATTTTTTTGCAACTTTTGGTTGTAATGTGTGATAATTATTGATGTAAGCACAAAATCTTCCATAATATAATAAAATATAAGAAACAACCATAAAAAATCAATTAAAGTATTTATAGGTATGGCGGATAGTAGAGTTCCAATAACAAGATTAAATAAGTTTTTTGCCGAAGAAGACTTCAATTTAGAAATTTCTATGGGTGATGAATGGCTTGGGGGTGATATGAATTTCACTCTTGTTTTATATCGTGTTGATAGACAAAGAACGGTGAATGATGATGTTTATGGTGAAACTTTAGAAGATGGAATACAATTTTTACCACCTGTTGAATTTAAAGGGTATGTACAGATTGAGGCACCTTCTAATGTCGATTATGGGGCATCTAGATTATCTCAGTCCGAGCCAGGTAATTTGAAGGTTGGTGTTTACCAAAAACAACTTGATGAATTACAAATTGAAATTAACTTTGGTGATTATATTGGGTATTACGAAACAGAAGACCGAGTAAGATACTATACTGTTGTAAATGATGGTCGTGTGTTAAGTGATAATAAACACACCTATGGCGGTTACAAACCTTTCTATCGTTCCATAGTAGCATCACCTGTTACAGATAATGAATTTAGAGGAATATAATAATGGCATTACCATCAAAAGTTAAAAAAAATTTACCATTGATACCTGAAAAGGTTGGTCGTGAAAGAAGACAACAAATGTTGGATGATATCACTGACCACGGAACTTTTTTACCAAAAGGGGTTTTACATGCCGACTTAGATTTAGGTATGTTAGATTTTGTAAAAGAACAATTAAAATTAGTGGTAACTGAAAAACCTGTACCTACTGTAGATAAAATTATAACGACTCAGAACTGGTCTCAATTCACAGAGACATGGAACTTTCAAGATTTAGATAAGAACATCTCACTACCATTTATTGCAACAGTAAGAACCCCTGAGGTTAAGTACGGAACTTTTCAAGGGGGAGCTGCTAACATACCTAACAGAAGACAATTCTTTTATTATACCGTTCCAACTTGGGATGGTCAAAGAAAGGGTGCAGATGTTTATACAATACCTCAACCAATACCTGTTGACATTACATATAATGTAAAGTTATTCTGTAATAGAATGCGTGAACTTAATGAGTTTAATAAAATTGTTATGCAAACGTTCACATCAAAACAGGCATACACCCAAATCAAAGGTCACTATATCCCAATTATTATGGAAGGTGTTGCTGATGAGTCAGTTAAAGAATTAGAAAAAAGAAAATATTATATTGCAAACTATACTTTTATAATGAAAGGTCTTCTAATTGATGAGGCAGAATTCAAGGTATCACCTGCAGTTACTAGACAAGTTTCTTTATTTGAAACTGAAACAAGAAATACGTCAAGAAGAGTGAAATTAGAACCATCAAGACCCGATAACTTTGATTTAGATTTATTATTTGTCGCAGGTAATAACCAATTATCTGAAGTTTTTAGATATACGGTTGACTTAAAAGTGACCGAATTAGAAAACGTAAGTTCTTATGATGTGTTCATCAATTCAAATTATGTGGGAACTGATTTAACCACAATTCAAATTAATGACGGAGATACATTTTTAATTACTGTAACAAAGGCAAACTTATTAGCTGAAAGTAAAATTAAAACAGTATCTTATTTAGTTTGATTATTCACCGTAGATATCTTTAGTTTCTTTACAATTTTCCATAATTAACTTTTCCAAAAACTTGTAAATTTTTAATCCGTTTTTATCACAGTATTTTTTTAACTGATTGTGTATTTCTGCATCAATTTTTAGGTTTTTTATTTTCTTAACGGGTTTTTTCATAGCAGGTAGAAAAAAGGCAGAATTTATTCTTACTCCCTAATAAATATTATAAGAATGTAAAGTTTTTTGTTATTTGACGATGTATTTATATATAAAAAATAAATTTAAAATACTTTTATTAACATGGCATCATCAAATAAGGTTTTTGTTTCTCCTGGTGTGTACACATCGGAAAGAGACTTAACGTTTGTGGCTCAAAGTGTGGGTGTAACCACTTTAGGTGTTGTAGGTGAAACACTACAAGGACCGGCTTTTGAACCAATCTTTATAACAAATTTTGACGAGTTCCAAACTTATTTTGGAGGAACAAGTCCTGAAAAATTTGTTAATACACAAATACCAAAATACGAATTGGCTTATATCTCTAAATCTTACCTATCACAATCAAACCAACTATTTGTAACGAGAGTTTTAGGTTTATCAGGATATGATGCAGGTCCGTCATGGTCTATCGTAACCATTGGTAATGTTGACCCATCCACAATACAAGTAACAGGAACAACTGGTCCTGTTGCAGTAACATTCACAGGAACAACTGGTGGAACTGTAACATACACATCAGTCCCATCGTCAATTAACGTAAATGGAAATTTTTATAACTCTTACACTGAGTTTAATGGAGCTACTTCTTCAATTGCTGAAGATTTAACAACTTATTTAACAAATCAAATGTATTTGTTTGCTACAAGTTCCTCAACATCAGGTAGTACTGCAATTTTGTGGGGTTCATCAAGTGCATCGACTTTGACAAGTACTACAGGTGTTACTTCATTGAATACTATTACAGGTTCTACCGAAATGTTCGGAGTTCCAAATGTAAACCAAGCTTCTAATAATTTTTCAGCATCAACTAATGACCCATGGTATTATGGATTATTTAATTACTACCAAGGCTCAAATGATGTAAATACATATTTCGGACAAAGTATGGGTGCTGCACTTTCAGGTATTTCTACAACACCAACAACGGGTGTATATTCAGGAACTGTTGCATTCTTTACTACATCTTATTCAGGAGCACCATATACAACTTATGATGATTTGGTTGTTGCAACATTAAGGTCAAGAGGTATTTCAACATATACTTCAACTAATGCTGGACCATTCTATGAAGTTACGGGAACTACAGATGTTGCTATGATTTGTACAGGTGCATACTCGGCGGTAACTAAAAATCCATATTCAACATTCCAAATTTCGGGTGTTACTTGTGACTTAGTTGAATTGCCAGGTGCAAGGTCAGGTAATGCTGATAGTATCGGTTTCTACTTAGAACAATACCAAACACCTGAGACACCTTTCTTAGTTTCTGAACTTCGTGGTAGTAAAGTTTTCAAATTATTTAAATTTGTTCTAATCTCTGATGGTAACTCTGCTAATACATACGTAAAATTATCTATTGGTAATATTTCATTTAATAATGGAACATTCGATGTATTTGTAAGAGATTATTTTGACAATGACCAAAATGTTAGAGTATTAGAAAGTTTTACGAACTGTTCATTAGACCCAACTAATAATAACTACGTAGCAAATAAAATTGGTACGTCAAACGGTGAATACCAAGTAAAATCTAAATATGTAATGTTAGAGATGAGTGATGAAGCTCCGATTGATGCATTACCTTGTGGTTTTGAAGGATATGTAATGAGAGAATATGCAAACGCAACACCACCATTTGTTCCTTACAAAACTAAATACTATTCAGCGGGTGAAACAATTTACAACCCACCTTTTGGTTCGACAAGTGGTGGAGACAACCCTGTTATATCAAGTGGGGAAAATCCAAGAAGAGCTTACTTAGGTATTTCTAATATTAGTGGTTTTGATTACGACTTCTTCCAATATAAAGGAAAACAATTACCAAACAGTTTGGCTACAGACACTACGGGACCAGCTTGGGGTTACTTAACTAAAGGGTTCCACATGGATAGTGGTGCAACAGTTGTGACTATCGCTAACTCATATGCAACTTCAGGTCAATCGGCATTTGAAGTGGGTGTTGGGTCATTTAATTCTGAACCAGTTGATACCGATAATCCTTATTACAGATTAAACACACGTAAGTATACAGTAATGGCTTACGGAGGTTTTGATGGTTGGGACATTTATAGAGAATCAAGAACTAACACTGATACATTCGCATTAGGTCAAACAGGATTTAAATACGGGGCAGCAAGTTCAGTAACTTACCCTACCGCATCAGGATGGGGAGCATTCAAACAAATTTCAGGACCTAACCAAGAAACTTGGGCGAATACTGACTACTACGCTTACAAATGGGGACAATCAACATTTGCAAATCCTGAATCTACAAACATCAACGTGTTTGCAACACCGGGTATTGATTATGTTAATAACTCAAACTTAGTGGAAGAATCAATTGATATGATTGAAACAGATAGAGCAGATTCAATCTACATTACTACAACCCCTGACTTCAATATGTTCTTACCATCTTATCAAGATGTAACGGAAGGTTTGATTTACCCTCAGGAGGCGGTAGATAATTTAGAGAACACAGGTATCGACTCTAACTATACTGCAACATATTACCCTTGGATTTTGACAAGAGATACTGTTAATAACACTCAAATCTATATTCCTGCAACTTCTGAGGTTGTAAGAAACTTAGCATTGACTGATAACATCGCATTCCCTTGGTTCGCATCAGCGGGTTACACAAGAGGTTTAGTAAACGCAATTAGAGCAAGACGTAAGTTAACACAAGACGATAGAGATACTTTATATAAAGGTAGAATCAACCCAATCGCTACTTTCTC